AAAGACTGTTAAAGCCAATAGCCCTAGCCTACATGAACTAACACAACAAACATACATCAAAAGTAAAGAAAAAATAAATAAAGGAAAACAATAATGGCCAATATGGAAAAAAAAGATGAAGTATATTTTAATGTTTATAAAAACGAAAGTGATAATCCAGCTGCACCTACTCATAGCTTTAAAAATTTTAAATTTCAAAAAGATATAGTAATTAAAGCCGGTACTGTAGCTGACATAACTTTTTGGGGAAATGCTACAAGAGAGGGTAAACCAAATCCACATTTAAAAATTGGTGTGCCTTATAAATCTGATACGAAAGCACCTTTTTAATGTCTGAAAGCGATAATCCAAAACACTACAAGGATAAATCTATTGAAACTTGGGATGCAATTATGTCCCAAGTATCAGAGGAAGAAGCTATTGGTTATTTACGATGTTCAAGTATGAAACATTTAATGAGATTCGGCAGTAAAGGTGGTTTAACAATTGATAAAGCCATAATGGATGTAATGAAATCTATTAAATACTCCGAAAAATTATTAGATGTTTTAAACATTATAAAAAAAGAAGGTGGAATCTTCAAAGATTTTGATACAGCAAATGTTGAAAATTTATTTAAAGGAAAAGATAATGACAAAAAAAAGCGATGAACAATACATCTATTTAAGTAGAATTAAATACGATGTTTTAAAATTTATAAGTGAATTTATAAGTAAAAATTCATATAGCCCAACACAACTAGAGATATCAAAAAAATTTAGATTCAGTAGAGCTAGGGCTGGTAAAATTGTTTCAGAGCTAAAAAGTTTACATTTAATAGATGTAGGTAAATCTGCACAAAGAAAAATAAGGATGAGTGCAGCACAAATAAATAATATTAATACATTAAAGTTTAACAAGGAGTACTCACTAAATGAGTTCCACTAAACAAAACTGTAAAAAAACATGGCAAGGTACTGCTGAGTTTACAGCTACAAAAGAATTTGATTCTGTGCAAGTTGCAGCAGAAACAGATAGTCCTGGCGATAATGCCAAGATTGAAGTGTTAGATTTAAAATATACAAAATCTAACATTAAATTAACAAAGGAGACCGATGAACAATTCAAAGGTGCGTCTATACAAAAAACTGGACAAGGTACATAAAAACATTATGGCTAAAATTGAAAATAGACAAAATGTTAAAAGCCTAAAAAATTATGTTGAGTACAAACAGTTATATAGACGAATTGTTGAGGTAGAAAATAAAGACGCAAACTATATGTTTAAGTAATTTTTAGTTTGTTAAAGTAAGAGTTGTAAACTTCTTATAAGGTTCTCTCTCTCCTTAAAAAATGAAAGGTAAAAATGAGCAAGTTATTTGATGAAGCATTAGGTGAATTAATAAAAGAATACAGATTAAAAAAAGGTTTAATACAAGACGATGTGGCAAAAGTTTTAGGAGTTTCATATCAGCAAGTTCAAAAATACGAAAAAGGCACAAATGAATTAAAAGGTAAAAATTTATGTATGATATTTAAAACTTTAGAAATTCCACTAACCCACTTAGTTGATTTGGTAAAAGCTGCACCAGTAGAAATACTACCAAGTAAAGTAAGAGGTGGTACAAAATTATTAGGTTATTTACAGACACCTGATAATATGGCCTTAAAGCCATCAACAAGCTCTGTAAAAGTTGATGTTGATACCCAAAGTTAATAGCTTTGAGTATCGTTGTGTGTATGGGCTTATAGTATTAAGTTATTGTAAGCCCATTTTAATAAGCTTTATAACCCCTCATAGATTGTAATTGATAGCCTTGTATGGCCTTGTATGGCCTTTTAAACAGCTGTTCCCCAAGCATTAGATGTATCTTTATAGGCTGATATTTTAGGGTCAGGCTTTTTACCATATCTTTTAATGTAATTTTTATAAACAAAGTCCACACTTTTATCGCCCATATCTCTACATAAATCTATGGCATTTTCATAAATACCATCATAAGCCCATTTACTAGCAGCCCAATGTCTAAAGCTATAAGTTTTTCTATTACTAAAATAATCAATTTTATACTTTTTAGATATAGCTTGTATGGCAATATTTAAGTCTTTAGTCATACTTTTTAAGTCAATAAAATTACCTTTACCATTTAAAAACAAATACTCTTGGTTTTTAGGTAAGGTATTAATATAACTTACAAGCTCATCTTTTAGGTTAGCACTTATAGTAACTGTTCTATGCCCCTCATCAGTTTTAGGGGGTTTTAGCTTGTTATCTCTATCAATACTAAAATTGACTTCAAAATGCGGTGTATTAGATAATACTTTTAAATGAGTCCTACTAGCAGCCCTAGCTTCACTTGGCCTACAAGCAGTATCTACCATTAGCTTAAACATAAGCTGTGTAGGTTTATTAGGCACAAAACTTATTAATTCTTGGATTTTGCTAAATGACCAAATATCAAAGTTAATCATATCTCTAGTTGTAGATTTACGACTTTTTTTGAAAAAATCTTTAGCAACAAATGGGTTAGTTCTAATTAATTTTGGTACATTTACATCGTATATAGCTTTAAAAATATGAAAGACTCTTTTAATATAAGCATCTGTAAGTCCATCATTTCTTAATTTGGCTATATAATTTTCAATCCAAATGTAATCAATATCTTTAAGATTAACATTGTTAAGCTTGTTTAATATTTGGTGTGTATATATAGATTTACAATCTTTAACATGGCCTATACCTATATCTTTATTGGTTAGTTGATTGTTTAAAGAATTTACATATTGATTATAGCTGCTAACTAAATCAACTTTATCATTTGTTAAATGATTGTATTTTCGTTCTTGGTGTTCTTGTTTGGCCTTTTCAACAACTTGCTTTATTTTACTTTGTACGGAGTGGTCTTTTCCGTTTTCTTTCCATTTATAGCACCAAGCCCATTGAGGTTTGCCTTGTTTGTTAAGCCACTTTCGTTTGTGTAAGTCAGCCATTATATATCTAACCTCCCTGATTTTGGTAAGGTTTTTTCTTCATCTAAAATTTCACATAAAAAACAAAAACATTTGTCAAATTCTAGTCGGTCTTTTTTCTTAATATTAAAGTATTTATATACAATTTCATGAAAATTAGTGTCTTTTAGGTATTTTTGACCCTTCATATCAAAAGTAAAAATTGTATTTATTTTTTTAGCAGCTTCAGGAAAAAGCTTTTTTACTATGTTAGTGTCATGCGTATTAACAAATAACAATTCTGTTAAAGGTTTTGTGTTCATTTATGCTATTGCCTCTTCAAATTCCAAGTCAAGTTCCGTTTTTTCAAACTTTTCTAATTTTTGTATTTGTTTTCCATTTAAGTGATTTAATGTTTTTGACATTACTCCACCATTTTTAAATGCAATAGTACAAAAGTTGCTTGGTCTTTCAAAAATAACATAATCTATTTTTTTTATATCTATTCCTTGTTCTATAAGTGTTTTCATTTTATATCCTTTTTTCATTGTTTATCGATATACAATGAGTAGCAACTTAATTGCAACAGGTCAAGAAAAATCAATAGGTTATTCGCCCTTATTTTGCACTACTATTTGCACTAGATTTGCACTAAAGGCAGTTGAAATTTACAATTCAAGCTTTAGAATAGGCATAAAAAAAGTGGCTCTTACAACGAAACTGTTGTAAAAGCCTATATATATTTTTGCCCTTATAGCTCAATTGGTAGAGCAATTGATTTGTAATCAATAGAACTACCTAATTTTACTTTATTTTTTACTGTTTGCACTACACAAGCACTAGAGCTAATAAATTATATGTAAACTTATTAGCAACATAGTGCATGATATTTACCCACCCATATCCCTGTGGTTACCCCACAACTTAATCAATCAGTATGAAAATACTTTAGATTGATTCCAAACTGTTTAAGCAAAGCCTCTTTTAGCTTTTGCGTAAGCTTTACGACTAATGGTTGATTTCTTTTTGCTACGACTTATGCCTTTTTTCTTTCGTCTATTGATATTAAACCATAAGCCCTTTTTAGCAATCTTACCTGATTTAGTTTTATGATAACCTTTTTTCATTATCTTTTCTTTTTACCTTTTTTGCCTTTTTTGCTTTTTTTCTTTTTAGGTGGTCTTCCTCTTTTAGAACCATAAGTTCCCATACCCATTGGTGACATAGTATTTTCCTTTTATTTATTTGTTGATGTGTGTTTGTTAATTCAGCATTTCCATTTTCTTAATGCTTTATTAATTCTTGAATTTGGATCTCTAGCTGTTTTTGCAGAGGTAAGTTTTTTCTTCATACCTAACATTCTCAAACAAAAGCTTTTACGTCTTTTAGCTGCTTTAGATCCTTTTTTTACTTTACCAGTAACAGCCATTTTTAATTTGCTACCAGGATTCTCTCTTCTATATTTAGCTACACCTTTAGCAGTTAAACCACCTGACCTAGATTTATGAACACCTAGTTTGTAGCCTTTCATTAAGCACCCTCATGTTTAGTTGAGGTGTCATAATAACAATTAAATTTTACTATAATTTCATGTTTATTAACTTCTTTGTTACCTAGCTCCTTAATTTTATCAATAGACTCCTCATAGCCACCAATTAAACAATCTGAAAAACTATCATAGTGTCTTAAAAAGTGAGGACTCATACAATCGCCAGCAATTTGGCTGCACATAATCATAACCAAAGCTACTTTCATTTTTTCTTAAACAAGTCCAATCCTGGCTTTAAACCATAAATACTTCCAAAAATTCCAACTGTGAGCCAAACATACCAGTCAGGCAAGTTGTTAAAGTATTCAAAAAATAAATCTAATTTTTGTTGTGCGTCTGGCTGTCCGCTAAATACAGAATAGGCTATAACTAGAATTGGTAAAATTACAATCGCCAAAACTATTTCATCTTTTATAGAATTAGCTTGTGCATCTAGTGTACGAACTTTAAAATCGACTTCACCTTTTGCCATTTTTTCTGCATGATTTCTGTAAGCTAAACTTTCTAGTTGTTCAGCCTCTTTTTTATTTTTATATACAGCTGCACCTGTCTTTACAGCCATGCCAATTAAATTAAACCACATATTATTTTCCTGACGTTTTCATCATAGAAGCTAAATGTTCACATCTAGATTTTGTTTGTTTATGCCACTTCGAATCAATCATTTGATTAGCTGCCTCTTCATAATTTTCAGTTTCTAAAGCAGCAAACATTTTTTTAAATTTAGAAACATTACCTATTCCTAATTGAAACACCATTTCACAAACTATACCTTGTGCAATATAATTAATATTTCTATTGCCAATTAAAGTTCGACTATTGTATAATGCGTTTTCAAAATCTTTTTCAAAAATTTCATTAAGGTAATTTTCGTCGTATTCTTTATTATCATCCCAATGATCCTCCACACATAGATGACCATATCCAACTGTTCTTTTACCTAATGTATCTTCGTAAACTTTGTTTCTAAAACCCTCATGAGCTTTAATTCTTGCTTTTACTTCTTCCATAAATTGTTATTTTTTTGATTGTCTTCTTAATATTGAAACTCTTTTTAACCATATCCAAGTATTTAAACTTGACACTTTCCTCTCAATATATGACAAAATTTTATCCAAAAGCACCATAGTTCCCCTTTCACTATTTTTTTGCACACACATTTTCTTTTTTTGCAAATACAACTTTCACATTTACATTTTTTCATAATTTTATTTACTCATTGATACTATTTTTACAATTTTTTTAGCACCCATATATATTTCTGTTTCTGCTTGAATTTTTTGGCAACTGAATCTAACATTATTAGGATTTACTTCCCTCTCAGCTAACCTCTTAGATTTGAGACAGGCAGACATCTTGTCTTTATATGTTGCTTCTATAACATCACCTTTTAAGAATAATAATAATGCCACAACAGATTCCAACATTATTTCCAACCCATAAGTTTTAATAATA